GATATAGTCCTAAGTGTGTAGAAGTAGATGAAGATACTGGTATAGAAACACAGGGTGACGATGAATTGCCTTATGATCATGGTAACTACCCATTTGCTAAAATGGATCATACTGCTTCTGGTCGTTGTTATGGTATCTCAACAATTGAAGACGAAATTCCTCTACAGAAAGAGTATAATAAAACAAGATCGCAGATCATTGAGGCAAAGAATCGTATGGCAAAGCCTCAAATGACGTATGTAAAGGGCTCTATTGATGTTTCTAAGGTTACATCAGAAGTAGGTCTTTATATTGCTGTTAATCCTGGGTTTAATCCACCTGCGCCAATTCAAATTGAGCCATTACCACAATATGCACTAGAAGAACCACAACGAATTATTGAGGATATGGATGAAATTGCAGGACGAAATGAAATTAGCCGAGGAAGTGTGCCAACAGGTATTGAAGCTGCCTCGGCAATCGCTTATCTCACCGAACAAAACGATTCAAAAATCTATAACACCGTGGCTTCCATTGAAGAAGCTACGACAGAAGTGGGAAAACAAACTTTAAGCTTGATTAATCAGTTCTGGGATGAAGAATATATTGTTCAAATTGTTAGTAAACAGAATATGTTTGAGGCAAGTCTCTTTAAAGCCAAGAATTTGACTAATAATATGGATATTATGGTTGAACCTGGCTCTATGGCTCCAAAATCTAGAGCCGCTCAACAAGCGTTTATCACTGATTTAATGAAGAATGGCTTGATTCCTCCTGAAAAGGGACTTCGTTACTTGCAGATGAATGAGACTAATCGTCTCTATGATGAATTGCAAGCGGATAGTAAGCAAGCTATTAGAGAAAACTACGCAATGGCTCAAGTGCAAGAACCTCCCCCACCACCTATGCCTCCATTGAGTGAATTAATGGGTGGAACTGATCCTAATCAGGTAGGGGTACCTCCTAATATTGATCCTAATCAAATGGCAATGAATGGTATGCCTGTAGACCCTAATTTAATGATGGATCAACCTGATCCTATGCAGCAACAATCAGGACAACTTCCGCCAGAAGCACAATTTCTTCCAAATTCGTATGATAATGATACAGTACATATCTACGAGCATGAACTGCATATGAAGTCTCAAGAATACGAGGGGTATTCAGACTTTACAAAGGCAGTCTTTGAGAATCATTTAATGCTAACTAAACAGAAAGTGGTGCAAGCACAAAATGTCGGACTTCAACAACCCGGTAATGCCGGACCTGATAATTCCGCCGTTCCAACCAACGGACAGCCCCAGTACGCAGGAAACGGAGCCGCAGGAGCTTGAGTTAAATGAATTTGCTCAAGGAATTTTAAATCAAATTCCTGTAGAAGATCGTCCCGTTGTTCAAAAGTACATTAAAGATTGGGATAAGGGAGTTACTCAGCACCTTCAGAAAGTACATGAAAAATATCAACCCTATGTAGAGTTGGGTGATATTGAAGATATCCAATATGCAAGATACTATGCGTCTATGATGCAAAATGATCCTGCACAACTGATCCGTGAACTAACTAGCGCAATGAGGGAAGCAGGAATGCCTGTAGATAGTATATTTGAACCAGAAGAGGAACAGGATGAGTCTGTTCAATATGAAATTCCAAAGCAATATCTATCTAAGATGGATCAACTTGAAAAAGCCTTAGGAACTGTTTATTCTCAACAGCAGCAGTTTCAACAATCTCAGATTGAAGCGCAGCAAATGGCTCAACTTGACAAATTGATGCAGGATATGCATAGTCAACACGGTGAGTTCGATGACGACTGGTTTCTTCTGCAATTAGAAAAAGGAAGAACTCCAGATCAAGCAATTAACGCGTATAAGGAAAGGTTTGGCAGTCCAGAACGTAAACCAGCACCTAGAATCTTAACAGGTAATGGTGCAGTACGTCAGGACCAGGTTGATCCTTCTAAGTTAAGCGATTCGGATCGCAAAGCATATGCTTTAGCAATCCTTCAAGCTAATTCTCAAACTTAGAAAGGTAGACTGAAATGCCGGCAACACTAACCACAGTTAATGGTATCCTCAAAGAAGTTTATGAGGGCACTGTTACCGATCAGTTGGATGAGAACGCAATTGCAATTAAGAGAATTGAAAAGTCCTCAGAAGGGATCTTTGAAACTCCTGGTGGCAAGTACGTTGTCTTTCCTCTACACACTCAGCGTAACTCTGGTATTAGTTATCGTGCTGAGAATACACAATTGGGTGCAGCAGGTCAGCAAGGCTATGCACAAGCGCAAGAGCGTTTGAAGTATGGTTATGGCCGAATTAAGGTTACAGGTCAAACAATTTCTTTGGCTAACAGCAATCCTAAGTCTTTCATTAATGCTCTTGATGGCGAAATGAATGGGCTCAAGAAGGATCTGACAAAGGATTGTAACCGAATTGCATGGGGTAATACTGGTTCATTTGTTACTTCTGGTAAGACCGGAGGTATTACAGTATTAACTGCGATTTCTACCGCATCTACAACTATTACCGCACCAACGCAGCTTTTGCAAATCGGTGAAACGATTGATATTTGTCTAGCAGCAACAGGTGTTCCCGTAGCAGTTGGTGGTGCTAATAATACAATTGTTTCTATTACTTCTGCAACAGCTTTTGTTGTCGCAGTAGCAGTAACAGCAGCCGTAGGCGATTTCGTTACTCGTCAAGGTAACGTCGATAATGAACCATATGGTTTTGCCCAATTGGTTGATGACGTTGGAACACTTCACAACATTAACTCTGCCACAGCAGGTAATGAATATTGGAGAAGTCTTGATGACGGTGCGACAACCGCTCTTACAGAGCTTGTTGTTATTAAGATGCTTGATGATATCAAGCAGAAGAGTGGTGGAAAGCCTTCAGTAATTTTTAGCGCACTTGGCGTTCGCCGGACTTACTTTAACCTTCTTACATCTTTGCGCCGTTATAACGAACCAAAGACGTGGGATGGTGGTTTAGTAGGTCTTTCCTTCATGTATGAAGGAGATTTGCCATTTATTGCTGATCCAGATCAACCTCCTAAGAGCCTATATCTTGTTGATGAATCAGAAATTATGATTTACCGAGATAAGCCGTGGTACTGGGAAGATATTGATGGATCTGTTTTAAAGTACGTGCATGATTATGATGTCTTTGAGGCATTGATGAAGCAGTATTGGCAAATCGTTACGCACAAGCGTAGCGCACATGGTAGGTTTACAAACCTTACTGAAAGCTAATAGAACGTGCCAGGTGACATTTGGATACTGTCGAGTTATTCTTATGTCACCTGGCACTAATTTTTGGAGATAAATATGGTTATTTTAGATGATGGTAAGAATTATCTGGATATGGGTGGAATCATGGTAGAGCAAGATGCTTTACGTGTAGCTCAAGCTATCCATGATTATGATGAGAATTTAGAAGTTGTTTGTTTAGATCCAGATAGACCTGGAGTCAAGTGTACGTCTGCACCATTTATGGTTGTGCAACGTATGCCAAATGGGACATATCAAAAGGTTTTAGAAGCATGGCAATTAGATGATCGTGTAATTGAGAGAATCTGGTCAGCAGATCAACATAAAAATAATCAATGGCAGACTCTTGAGCAGATGGAACGTGCTGTTAGAGAAGGCGCTGAGAAAAGATATCGAGAGGCAATGGATGAGGCTAATGAACTAGCTCTTAGTGTTATTGCTTCTAAATATTCATCGTATAGTTTTAAGAATAGAGAAGGCGATAAGATTAAGATTCGTGAAAAAGGTAACGTAATCATTAACGATGCGAAAAAGAGCTTCTAATGAATGTTACAGATATTGTTCGTAAAACTCAGAGACTATTTGGTGATAGTGCAGCTGAAATTATCATTAGTCCCCAAGATATTTTTGATTGGATTAATGAAGCTCAGCTTACTATTGTTAGACAAACAGATTGTTTAACTGGTACAGATACAGCGGCGCTATCTACTTATCCAAAGAATCTTCCTGTAGATTGGATTAAGACTAAACGAGTTAGTTATGGAACTAATCCTACACAATCGCTTAAACTTATAGAGATTGAAGACTTGGATAATCTTAATATTGATCCTGCAAGCCCTGTAGATTCTCCTATGTTTTATTATCATTGGGCTGGGCAACTTAGATTATATCCTATGATGTCTACAGCTTTGAATATTATTCATGATTATGTGAAATTACCTACAACGATAATTTCAACAGCTACAGCCTTAACCGTCCCTGTGTCGTATCATGAGGATATTGTTCGTTTCTGTGTAATGCGAGCGCATGAACGTAATGAAAACTGGAATGCTTTTAGAGAATCTAAAGCTATCATGCAAGAAAATAGTGGACTTAGAACGGAGGAAGCTAATCTTTCCGATGATGATCTCTTTGTGGTAAGAGATGATCCTGGTGAGGGAGTAGCTTATGGCAGTCTTTGGTGAGGAAAGTATACCTATACCTTTAAATTTTGGTATTGATCCAACAAATGGACCGGATTCATCTAAATTTTGTACTAAGTTACAAAATTTAGTTTTAAATTCTGATGGTGATTTAATAGTTAGAGATGATGCTATTGCAGTTCAAATTACACCAGCTTTTACGCCAAGAGCTATTGCTGTAGCTACAAATCCAATTCCTAAGAATTCTTGGGAAAGAGATGTTGAAATATTTATAGCTACAGGCAGTCAAACTGTAAACTCACCTTCTCTTTTATTTTGTTTAGATGATGGAACTTCTCGTAATATTTCATGGGTTAATTGTAATGGGGCTACACCAGTTACAACTACTCAAGCTATTACACCAGTTCGACCAATAAAAGCCTTTTGTCAGTATAAAGATAGATACTATGCTTCTAATATTACGGATACTATTTTTAGAGTTTCAAACTTTACTACTGCTGCAACACCTTTAACTATTACTGATCTTGTATCTATAGCTGGCGTTAATCTTCTTCTTAGTTTTAAGAATAGAATTTTTGGTATCTTTAAAAATAGAATTTATTATACTGATCTTCCTGCTATTGGTGGCTATCCTGAAACTTGGAGTGCAGCTCTTAACTTTTTGGATATGCCTACAGCTGATTTAGATCTAACTATTTATAATGCTATTGTATATAAAGATAGAATATATCTCTTTACAGATAGAGGTATTTATGTTTTCTTTGCTAATGGTGCTCCAGTTAACTGGAGTATTCAATTAGTTAGCGCTGATTATCCTATTTATCATAGAGACTCTGTGGCTGTAAATAAAGGATTTATATTTTTTACAGATCAGACTAAAATTGTAGCTTTTAATGGTGTAACATTTAAAGATATCACGGGAAGTCTAA